GCAGGTGTTACTAACCTTGCTAACTTCTCTGCATTGGTATATGATCCAATGTGGTTCGCAACAGCCTATCTGCGTCCTCTCGCAGAGGTTGATGTAGGTCAGCAGGGTGACTCAACCAAAGGTATGATGGTTGAAGAATGTACTCTTGAGTACGTAACCCACTTGGTTGTGGTGCTATCTACGGCCTCGAATAGGTTTAATAGAAGGGGGAAGCTTAAGGGCTTTCCCCTTTTTTAATTATAGGAGATATTAACTATGGATATGCCAAAACCTAGACCCGTTAAAAAGAAAGACAAAGTGTCAATGCCAAAACCTAGACCAAAACCAGCACAACTTAATGAACAAATTAAATCACCTTACACCATTAAAAATGGTAAAATGGTGCTTGATCCTGTTTATAAGTCAAACGGTGGAATGATTTTTAAAGGGAGATAACTATGAAAATTAAATCAGGTGATACGTTATCACAAATTGCTAAAAGTAAAGGAATGACGCTTAAAGCTTTACTGGCGGCTAACCCAAGTATTAAAAATGCTAATCAAATTCGTGTAGGTCAAAGCATTATTATTCCGCCTAAGGGTATGCAAGCAGGTTCAGCTTCAAAAAATCCTTATGAAGGAATGACACGCACTGAAATGAATATGCTTAATCATAAAAATAAAAATAAAGGTGCTCAAGAATCAGTCACGCGTACAGCTCAACTACAACAAAAAGACGGGGCTGGACGGACTTCACCAAATACTACACAGGCTAACAAAGTAAAAGAAAGCAAGCCAGGAAGTATAGAATCATTGAAAAAGAAAATGAAAAAGAAATTTAAAGGTTAATAAAATATAGGAGTACAGTAAATGCTAGTTATTAAACTTGCTAACGGGAATACTTACCCCGCAGAAACATGTATATGGCGTACTACGCCAGTAAGTACTGGTGGTTATAAAATCACTCACTTTACACCCAATAGTGCGACAGTAGCAGTCGGTGCCGCACCCGCAGTAGTTGGTACTACAGGCGCAAGACTTGGGTATATTGGAAAGTCAGGACGCTTTGTATCTTATACAGAAGCACCTTAATTAGGTAAGAGGACACAATGGCAACAAATAATGAATTTAAATTCCACAGTGGTACTGTAGGAAAAAATAAAAGTATTCATGCAGGATTTGATTTAGAAACCCAGGAATGGGAAGCTAAGCAAGACATTACAGAATATATTAATCATGCTAAACTCGAAAGAGATAAACAAGATTACTTTGGTAAGCGTACAGATGGATATCGAAAGATGGCAACTATACCTGATATCGTAGCAATTAAAATACTACAAGACCATAAATTAGATCTACATGATCCAGAGTTTATGGGCAACCCTAGTAACTTAACACGATTAAAAAAGATTCTTATGTCTGAATATTCTGATTTGCTAGTTAATACTTAATTAGGAGAACAAAATGGCAAGAACATACGGTGAACTTACAGCCCTTGTTCGCAATTGGTCAAACAGAGATGAGCAGGTTCTTAGTGATGGCGTTGTTCAAGATTGTCTACGTTATGCCGCAGATAAAGCATATCGTACCTTGAGAGTACCCCCACTAGAACAAGTAATTTCTTATAGTTCAGCTAACCTTATAGCGGCAACAACAAAGTCAAGTAATAACTTGCCAAGTCGAACTGAACTTTCAATACCTTCTGACCTTATTGAGTTTATACAGATAAGAGAAGTTGACGCGAACAAAACTACAACAAGAGTATTTAATCAAAAAGTTGACGTAAGAACTTTTAATGATGCTTATACAGATAACGAAGGTCCGTATTGGACTCGTCAAGCAAACACTATTATACTATCTCCAGGATTTAACGATGGAAGTAGAGGTGTTGCTACAGGTATAGAGCTTTATTACTATAAAAGATTACCTGCTTTAAATGCAGATTATAGTGTAACACCTTCAAACTATGCGGCAGGATTATTAAATGGAGTAACTGCTGGAACGGAAGGTGCGGTAACGTTATATCTTGTTACATTAAATAATGTGACTACTGCATATGCAACGTTAGCAGAAGCTACTGCAACAGGTGGAACTCCAGTAGCAACTGATTTTTTAGGACAATTAGTTCCTAACTGGCTTAGAGATGAGAACGAAAGGATATTGCTTAATGGCGCACTTGCAGAAACATTTTTTTATTTACAAGATGACGAACAAGCGCAAAAATACGGAATGTTGTTTTCAGAAGAAATTAAATCTTTAAACGATGAAGATAATAAACGTAACGCGAGAGGCGGTAACATACAGATTAATTATAGTGGGAGTGGATTGATATGAGTACACCAGCTAGCCCTACCGTTAATCCTACAGGTGCAACAGCAGATCCTGAAGGAGGCGGTCTATTTGCAGGCGAAGATACCTCTTTTGCAGGCATTGCATCTAACGTTGCAGCTGACGTTCTTGCAGCACAAACTGCAGCGTCTGGCGCTAAAACTTCAGAAACTAATGCGGCATCCTCTGCAACTGCCGCATCTGATTCAGCTGGACTAGCGGCAGGTTCAGTAACAACTTCTTCCTCTAACGCATCAGCTTCAGGTATTTCTGCAACTAAATCAGAAAATTATGCAATTAAAATTGATGGCGTTGTACCTACTACTAGCGATCACTCTTCTAAAGCGTGGGCAATAGGAGGTACAGGCGTAACTGATACTGCAAATAAAGGTCCAGCAAAAGATTGGGCTATTAAAGCAGAAGACAGTACTGTTGATGGTACAAATTATTCTGCTTTACATTATTCTGCAAAGTCAACAGCAAGTGCAACTTCTGCAGGTAATAGCAAATCAGATGCACAAAAATTAGCTATTAACCCTGAAGATTCTCAATTTACATTATCAGATGGAAGTACCGCAGGTTATTCAGCATTACACTATAATGCGAAAGCAGAAGACTTTAAAGATAGTGCAAGTGGATTTGCAACTACAGCAACAACACAAGCTACTAAGTCAGAAAACTATGCAGTAAAAGTAGATGGTGTAGTACCAAGCACTTCAGATTACTCAGCTAAAGCATGGGCTATTGGTGGACCAGCAGGTCTTGACCATTCTTCAGGTGCAGGTAACGCTAAAGACTGGGCAACTGAAACCACAACTACAGCTGATAACACAGAGTACTCTTCTAAAGAGTATGCAGTTGGTATTCAAGCCGGTAACACTTCTGGCTCATCAAAACAATGGGCCTTGGGTGGTGGTAACTTTGTTATGGCTACTCCTGTTACGGGATCTGGAGGAACTGCTAAATATTCAGCGGCTTATTGGGCAGACCAAGCGGCTAGTAGCGTAGCTAACTTTGATGAAAAGTATTATGGTAACTATGCCACAGATGCAGATGCTGAAGATGCACACGAAGCAGCTGGCAAGACAGTAACCGTAGGTGACTTGTATTACAACACAACAGATAACGCTGTTAAGTATTGTTCAGTAGCGCCATCAGGTACAGGAGCACCAGTAGGTACATGGTTACCTATTCAGGCAACCGATACTAGCAATTTTGCTACAAACGGTTTTTCAATTGCAATGTCAATTGCATTATAGGAGGTCTTTATGGCACAAAATTTTAGAAGATATGTTGAAAAGTCCATTGGAACCTCGGCAACTGATATTCCTGATGGCGGTAATTTCGACTCATATGACACAATTGTAGGAATAAATCTAGCAAATAGAATTGCTCAACAAATTACAGTATCAGTATATATGTTAACTGGAGGAGCAACAGACAATTTAGCCAATCGGTATTACATTATAAAAGACGCACCAATTCCAGCAGGATCAACACTCCAAGCATTAGATGGTGGTGCTAAAATTGTAGTACAATCAGGGGATAGGCTTTGGATTGTATCTGACACTGCAAGCTCACTTGACGCTTGGGTATCTGCTGTTGACGCTATTAGTACATAGGGGGATTAGTTATGGGTTACATTGGTAATCAAGCAAATACAAACTTTTCTTCTTTAGCTAAACAAGTTATTACAGGTAATGGTGGTGCAACATATACGCTTATTACACCAGTAGCTAACGCTAACGAGTTAGAAATATTTGTAAACAACGTAAGACAAGAGCCTGGAATAGCATATACTACAAACGGAACTGCGCTTGCGATGACAGGCAACGTAGCAAGCACAGATGACTTCTATGTAGTGTATCAGGGTAAGGCTGTGCAAACTACAGTAGCTCCAGATGGATCAGTAGGAGATAATCAACTTGCTGATAATATTTCTTTCCCAACTAGTGTTGTAGCTACTACGCAAACAGCTAGCGTTACAGGCAGTGTTACTTTAGATTTAAATGCATATCAAAATTTTATTCTCACATTAACAAATTCTGTTACATTAGCTAATCCAACTACGGGTCGTGTAGGACAGTCAGGGTTTATTGTGTTTATACAAGATGGAACAGGCAGTCGAGTATTATCATTAGGTAGTAACTTTGAAACAGCAGGTGCATTAGGTATTTTATTATCTACAACTGCTAATACAACAGATATTGTGCCTTACACTTATGTATCATCAACAAGAATATTATTGGGTACACCACAACTTGCATTTGCATAAGGAGAGATAATTATGAGTGGACCATTTGGCGCATCTCAATGGATGTATAACGCAGGTAGTGATTTCTATCCGCACAGTATAGACCAGTCTCTGCGTTTTGATAAAGCTAGTAGCCCTGTTTTACACAGAACCCCAAGTAGTAGCAGTAATCGTAAAACTTGGAGTTTTAGTTGTTGGATAAAATTATCAAGTCTACATACTACCGCTATCAATAATTCTATTTTTTCTGCAGGAAGTAATGTTTTTAACAGGCGCGTAGACATTAGTATTGGTAGTGGCAACCGACTAATGTTTTTTATGGATGGACGAGTAGATGGTGCTAGTTATTATTCTTTTATAGCAGACAGGCTTCTGCGTGATACGTCTGCTTGGATGCACATAATGGCAGTTATGGATACTACTAATTCTACAGCCGATGACCGTTTAAAAATCTATATAAATGGTGAACGCCAATCAGGTGCTTATCAATATGGACACGGCGCACCGCCATTAAACAGCGATTGGTATATTAATAGCACATACCAACACGATATCGGCGATGGGCATCATAATACTGTTGTACAATTTTTTGATGGTTACATTGCAGAAGTTCACCATGTTGATGGTTCAGCTTTGACTCCAAGCAGTTTTGGCGAGACAAAAGATGGGGTGTGGATTCCACAAGAATACTCAGGTTCACACGGTACAAATGGTTTTTACCTTCCTTTTGATGACAGTAGCGCAATCGGTGACGATGAAAGCGCAAATAACAATGATTTCACTGCAATCAATCTAGCCGCACACGATGTCGTGCCTGACAGCCCGACTAATAATTTTGCTGTTTTGAATGCTTTAGATAATGCGACAGCTTTGTCAGAGGGCTCATTGGCTCAGACAGGCAACGCTAACTGGAGAGCTTCGAGGTCAACATTTAAATTACCAGCGTCAGGAAAATGGTATTTTGAAGCAACCACTACTGTGAATTCTCAAAGAATTATTTTGGGTGTGGCTGTGGATAGTATGAGTCTTACATCTTCGGCGCAAGTACTTACTGGGTTTGTTGGAATGGCGATTGATAGCACAAACGCAAATGCCCAAAACAATCAATCATCGTCAACAAATCTATTTGTTAATACGGGTTCGAGCGGTAGGCTAATGCTTGTGCAAATGGCAGTTGATTGTGACACTGGAAAAATGTGGTTTGGTTACAATGGTGACTTCTATAATTCGTCTGGGGATGCAACAGGCAATCCATCGGCGGGAACAAATGAAACTGTTACGTTAAGTGCTCCAAAAAACTTTTTTCCACTCGTGCAATCGTATGATAATAATAATAAAATCGTAGCCAACTTTGGTCAAGACAGTAGTTTCGCTGGCAACAGAACAAGCGGCTCTGCTGGTGCTTCTGATGCTAATGGGCAGGGTGACTTTTTCTATGCGCCTCCATCTGACTTCCTTGCATTGTGTTCAGCCAACCTGCCTGAGCCTGAGATAATTGATGGGTCTGAGTATTTCAACACAGTTCTGTATACTGGCAACGGTGGAACTCAAAGCATTACTGGCGTTGGCTTTCAGCCTGACTGGGTTTGGATGAAATCAAGAGATGAAGGCTCGTCTAGTTACACAGGACATCATGTTGTGCAAGACTCTGTAAGGGGTGTAGGCACTGACACCGCACTTGTAACAAATGAAAATTATAGCGAAGCCGGTACAGGGTATAGTAACGCATTAACTGCATTTAACAGTGATGGGTTTACGCTTGGTGCTAGAAATCAAGTGAATTATAATAATGACGCATTTGTATCTTGGAATTGGTTAGCTAACACAGCCTTCAGCAACGATGCGTCTGCAACTGGTGTAGGCACAATTGACAGTTCTGGTTCTGTAAGCGTTAAGTCAGGGTTTTCGATTATAAGTTATGTAGCGAATGGCACAAACACAGGCACAGTAGCGCACGGGTTAGCAACTGAACCAACTATGGTTATTCAAAAAGAACGAAGTGCTAGCAGTGATTGGCTTGTTTACACAGATTTTGTTGATGGGTCTGATGATTATCTTCTTTTAAATTCAACTGCCGGAAAAGGAAATGCGGCTGGCGGTGCTACCGCAACTGTTTTTAATTCTTGGGATAGAACAAGCGGTAACAACATGATTGCTTATTGTTTTGCAGACATCGAAGGGTACTGTAAGGCTGGCAGTTACAGCGGAAATTCATCTGCCGATGGAACCTATGTGCATTTAGGTTTTTGCCCAGCTTGGCTTATGGTGAAATCAACATCCTCTGGAACACAGTGGATGATATACGATAACAAGCGGCTAGGCTATAACGTAGACAATAACGCTCTTACAGCAGACGACAATGCAACAGAGAAAACAGATAACGATGTAGACCTATTAAGTAACGGATTTAAATGGCGGCGTAGCAGTCCAAATTTTAATCAGTCAAGCTATATTTATCTTGCATTTGGGTCTAGCCCAGCAAAATATTCGAACGCCCGATAGGAGCACACAATGTGGAAATATAAAAATAAAATAATCCGTGTAGGTAAATCCTGGGTGGATGATGAAGGAATTAAACATCCTTGGAATTGGATGCGTTGGAATCCTATTAGAAAACAAGAAGTTGGAATGGTTTATGTAGGAGAAACAAATGGCACTAAGTAAAATAGACACACCTGCTCTTAAAACAGATGCAGTAGATAATACAATCTTAGACCTAGCCGACAACTTTGCGTTTACAGGAACTGTAACAGGGGCTGGTGAATGGACAGCTTTGACACCTGTTACAACAAATGGCGCTGCATCGTATACAATAACAGGCATACCATCTGGTGTTCAAGAGGTAATGGTTATTGGGGCAGGTGTTCATAGAAACGCTGGTACAAATAAAGCCGTATTTCAACTAGGCGACACTAACGGATTAACAACGTCAGGTTATAAACTGTCTGTTTTTTATAACCAAAGCAGTAATTTTTACGTCAACACAAATGCCTCGGTTAGCGGTGTGCCAATTGCTTTTTATAACGCAGAGTATAACTTTCGGGCAGATTGTTTTAAAATAGCTAGTAATGAATGGAGTATAAACGTAAAGAGTTTTTCTGAAGCTGGTAGCACCTCTTCGTTTCTTCAAACCATATCAAGAATAAGTTTATCTGCAGCGTTAGACAGAATTAATATTGTTGATGAAGGTGGCACTAATTTTGATGGGGGCACATTAAACGTGCTTTACAGGTAGGTATATTATGGCAGTAAGTAAAATCATTAACGGAATAACTGGTGAAGAAACAACAAGCAACTGGACACCGATTGCTCAAACAGACGAAGAAAAGTTAGGTTATTTGCGGGTTGTTAGAAACAGCAAATTAGCTGAAACAGATTTCTACGGTAACTCAGACGTAACAATGTCTGATGCTATGACAACATATCGCCAAGCCCTACGAGACATCACGGACAGTGCTACATCACTAGACGATGTGACTTGGCCTACGAAACCATAAGGAGGAATAAATGCCATATATAGGTAAAGCACCTCTTGCAGGTGACTTCAAAAAACTAGGCTCACTCACAGCCTCTGCAACAGCTACTTATGCACTCACTTATAATAGTGCGGCATTCAAACCAGCCAATGCAGAATCACTTATAGTATCTGTTAACGGTGTAACACAAGCACCTGTAGATGCGTATAGTGTGAGTGGTTCTAACATTATCTTTAGTGAGAATCTTTCAGCTTCAGATACAATAGACTACATTCTTGCACTCGGAGAAGTAGGTAATAGCACAGTACCAACAGATAACTCAGTTACAACTGACAAGCTATCTAGTACAATTAGTCGTGGTGGCGCGGCAAACATTCGAGTTAACCCCAACAGCCTGACAGTGGATACAACTATTGCCAGTGGTGAGAACGCTTTAGTAGCAGGACCATTTACACTGAGTGCAGAGTTGACTGTTAACGGCACATTCACGGTGGCTTAGATGAGTAAATTATATGTAAATGAAATAGCCAGTAAAACTGGTTCAACTACAGCCATGACGATTGATAGCAGTGGTAATGCTAGCTTTGCTGGTAAAATTACTTCAGCAACACTGCCAGCCTTTCGTGCGTACGGACAAGATGCTTCGTGGACCGATTATACGGATGGTCAAATACTTACATTTAAAAACGCGAGTACAGGTGATTACTTTAATCAAGGTGGTCACTTTGATGAAAGCACATACAAATTCACTTGCCCCGTTGATGGTGTGTACCTCTTTGGGTTTAGTTTGTATGTGATGGAAAACGATAGTAACGGCTCGTTTACTTTGCACAGAAATGGAACTGCATTGAGTAATGGGTTCAAAATTCAAACTGGCGATAACAGTACGACAGATAGAACATTCAGCGCAACGTGGACATTATTGTGTTCTAGCGGAGATGAAATTGCAGTTCATTGTTTATCAGCCATGGATGTCTATGCACAGCAATCTCAATTTCATGGTCACTTAGTAGGATAGGAGGATAACATGGCTTCAATAATCGGAGTGGAAACCCTCCAGCATACTAACGGAACTACGGCTATGACGATTAATTCTAGCGGCAGTATTTCTGAGCCTAACAAAGAATATTTTAGAGTAAAGCTAACTACAAAACAAACCAACGGTACAGACCTTGGTCATTTACTTGTAAACTTCGCATCAAACGGAACAGTTGTTTATGATACTTTAGGTAATTGGGATGCTTCAACAAATTCATATCAATTTGGAAGTTCCGACGGTGTTTACATTATTCACTTTTCTGTTGGTCTAAGTAGCCCTACAACTACAACTGAAGTTTTACGAGATGTTGCAAGTTATGTGACATTTTCAAGCGATAACTTTTCATCATTGTTAGATACGCCAACTTTCGGCGCTGGGGGTAGACCCGTAGACGAGAGCAATGGTGATATTGGAGGAGTTACATTGTCGAATTCATCCATCTTCAAAGCGACAGCTACAGGCATGAAAGTAAGATTAACAGCTTGGGTAAACACAGATGGCGGCGGCGCTTGGACTATTACCAAAGATATTAACGAAACAACTGGTTCAAATGAAAGTACCCTTATACCCGCTGACGTCACATTTTTAGAAATAGTGAGGATAGCGTAATGACAAGTATATTAAAAGTAGACTCCATCCAGAATGCGGCTGGTAGTGTAAGTGTACCAGTGATGGCTGGTGCAATCATTCAAGTGCAATCATTCGATAAACTAGATGACCAGGTTATAATAGGATTGTCTTTTGACGATGTAATGAGTGTGTCTATTACGCCTACAAGTACAACATCAAAGATACTTGTTAAATGTGACATTAACATCTCAGCTTCGACTGCAATCAATGGCACTACAGGCTCACGTTACAGTGCTGTAAAACTATATCGGGATAGTACTCAAATTGGACTTAATACATCTGTATTATCTAGTCAAAGTCAGGTGTGGTTTTCCTGTAATTCAGTTCAAGGCACTAACTCAGGTTACAATCAAATGAACAGCAGTGGCTCGTTCATGGATGCGCCAGCAACTACTTCGGCTATTACTTACAAAATACAAGCAGGTAATACTCATGCTGCTAGTGCTTACACTTATATAAACAGGACACCTGTAAATACAAATGGTGCGTTAATCCATAGAGGTATTTCTAACATCACAGTTATGGAGATTGCACAATGAGTTTAACAAAATTAAACAATCAGTCTCTTACCGCAGTGACATCCGCTGGGCTTCCTTCTGGTACTGTATTGCAGGTTATTCAAGACATAGAAACAGCGGCTGGTTCAGAAAGTCTTAACATAGGAGTTTTCTCAGCGGCTATTTTGTCTGCAACGATTACACCTTTTAGTAGCTCAAGTAAAATATTAGTGTTTTGTAGTTTGCACCTTTCTACTGGCGTTCAGACGGCTGGTGCGGCGGCATTATTAAAAAGAGGCTCAACTGCTATCGGACTAGGTGACGCATTTGGTAGCGGAAGACAAGCAACAGGTGGTGGAATGGGTGCTGGTGTAAGCAATCGTTTAATTAGTAACATTTCTATGACTGTTTTAGACACCCCCTCTACTACGAGTGCAATAACTTACACTGCACACGGTGGTCACGGATTTAATAGTTCTCAAGACCTTTATTGGAATAGAGAACAAAGAACAACTGAAAACGCTAGTCACTCTAGAGTTAGTTCTACTTTAACCCTTATGGAAATCGCAGGATGAAGATGGCGCTAGAACCAGAACTTAAAGTACAGATGGAGCTAGACGCTCACGAGAAAGAGTGTGCAGTACGCTATGAAATGGTACACGGAAAACTTGAAAACCTAGACAAACGTTTATGGCGGCTAGAGGCAATGATAATGTTCTCTACAATGTCTATGATTGGTCTAGGTGTAATGCTCATTACTCAGCTATAAGCGGGAGCAACAAATGATCGCAGAAACAATGGCTGGTATAGCTCTAGTCAAAGGTGCTGTTGATGGAATTAAAAGTATTATAGGTACTGCTAATGACATTAGCGACATCGCAGAGCATATCGACAACTTGTTTGAGGGCGAAAGACAAATACAACAAAAAAGAAATAATAAACAAAACGATCCTTTTGCGATTAAAAGCATAGCACAAGAAACTATTGATGCTAAGCTTGCACAAGAAAAAATGAATGAAATGAGGCAGTTAATTGATTTTAGATTTGGTCATGGTACATGGCAGAGTATAATTAATGAACGTGCTAAACGAATACAGGAAGCTAAAGAAGCGGCTACAGAAATAAGGCGACAAAAACTTATTAAACAAAAAGAAATAGAAGAAATAGTTAAAACAATACTTATAGTATGTGGAGCTATTTTATTCGGAGGAGCCGCTATTACTGCTTCAGTAATGTATTCAACAGCATCAGCAATGATATGAGGAGATAAATATGTTTGAAGCAATAGTATTAGTATGTCTTACAATTAGTTCAAACTCTTGCTTTGAAGCAGTAGACACCCGTGGACCATATAAGACACTAGATGAGTGCATGGTGCGGGTTGATGAAATGAAAAGAGACTTACACACTTTACCTAATCATAAAGTAGAAGGTTTTAAATGTAAACTTTCATGGGGAATATAATATGTTACAAGCACTGATAGGCCCAGTTACAGGGCTACTAGATAAGTTTATACCCGATGCAGACGAAAAAGCACGGATAGCGCATGAGCTTGCCACTATGGGTGAGAAGCATGGACAACAGTTAGCACTTGCTCAGATTGAAGTAAACAAAGCTGAAGCGGCTAGTGGAAGTCTTTTTAAAGGCGGCTGGAGACCTTTTATTGGTTGGGTGTGTGGTGTTGCGTTTGCATATCACTTTGTTTTACAACCAATTATTTTATTTGCAGTCACAGCCTACGGTTTACAGATACCCGCATTACCAGAGTTTGACATGACAAGCCTTATGACTGTGCTTGGTGGTATGCTTGGGATTGGCGGTTTACGTACATATGAAAAGCAAAAGGGGATAACTAAATGAAAAAGAAATTAGGTCCACTAGCAAAACCAATGTATGCATCTGATGGTAAGAGTACTGTTAATAGCGCGGGTAATTACACAAAGCCAGGACTACGTAAAAGTATTTATAATAGAATACTAGCAGGTAGTAAAGGCGGTAAGCCTGGGCAGAACAGCGCTAGGAAAATGCAAATGGTAGCTAAAGAATATAAAGCTAAAGGTGGAGGTTATACTTCATGAGTTTATCTTCACAAGCACAATCGTTAAAAAAATGGACAAAACAAAAGTGGAGAACTAAAAGTGGAAAACCTTCTAGACAAGGCCCGTTGGCGACTGGAGAGCGTTATATGCCAGCTAAAGCTGTGGGAAGTCTCACACCAGCTGAACACGCCGCTACTACTAGGAAGAAGAGAGAAGGTACTGCAGCAGGAAAGCAATTTGTTGCAAACACTAAGTCAGCTAAGAAAAAAATTAAAAAGGCAAGAGCATGAACATAGATAAACTTAGAGAGGAGCTTAAAGTTGATGAGGGAGTTAAGTACGAAATCTATCTCGATCATTTGGGTTTGCCTACTTTTGGTATCGGCCATTTGGTTTTATCTACTGATATGGAGAGCGGAGCAGAGGTCGGCACACCTGTCTCAGAGGATAGAGTCAACGAATGCTTTGCTAGCGACGTCAGTGTGGTGCGAAAGGAGTGCAATATATTATACTCCGATTTCGAAACATTGCCCGAAGAAGCGCAACTAATTATTGCTAACATGTTGTTTAATATGGGAAGACCTAGACTCAGTAAGTTTAAAGGAATGAAGGCAGGAGTAGACGCTCGTGACTGGAATCGTGCGGCAGATGAGATGGTTGACAGTGCATGGTATAGGCAAGTTACTAACAGAGCAGACCGTTTAGTTAATCGTATGCGTAGTATATAAAACGCCCTTATACGGGGAGAATCGTCATTATATATTATAGAGGTTAACAATGAGAAACACAGAGTACAAAGGCCCATCAATGCCTATTTCAGAAGAAATTGATAAGATGAAATACAGATTAGAAGATGAAACATTCGATGGAAAAATTAAGCGGATAGCTAAAGCACTCTGTGATGGCATTGAACACCAATATAAACTAGAAGACATTCTAGGTACTATGAGGTTCCTACCAGCAGGACGAGTACAAAATGCTATGGGTAGTCCTCGGATTACTACTGCTTATAATTGCTTTGTCAGTGGTATAATTGAAGACTCGATGGATAGCATTATGCTACGTGCTACACAGGCCGCAGAGACAATGCGCCGTGGTGGTGGTATTGGGTATGACTTTAGTCGTATCAGGCCTCGTGGTGATATGATTGTATCGCTTGAGTCACAGTCAAGTGGTCCAGTTTCGTTTATGGGTATCTATGACTCTATCTGTCAAACGATAGCTAGTAGTGGTCACCGCAGAGGCGCACAGATGGGCGTACTAAGGGTAGACCATCCAGACATCTATGACTTTATCAGAGCTAAAAGAAACAACGATAAGCTAACAGGCTTTAATATTTCTGTAGGAATTACAGATAGCTTTATGGAATGTTTAGAAGATCCATATGCTACATTTGATCTCGTATTTGAAGGACATGTATATAAAACTTTATCTCACGAAGATGCACATGACTTATGGGATGAGATTATGCAGTCTACTTGGGATTGGGCAGAGCCAGGAGTTTTATTTGTAGATCGTATTTCAGAGATGAATAACTTATGGTACTGTGAGACTATTGAAGCTACAAACCCTTGTGGTGAACAGCCACTACCTCCGTTTGGTGCTTGCTTATTAGGTTCATTTAATCTTACTAAGTACGTAAAAACAGGTATTCAATTCTCAGAAGAAGGACCAGCAGACGAAAGCATATTTGACTTTGTACAGATGGCTAGCGACATTAAAGAAGTTGTCAGAGCAATGGATAACGTTGTAGACAGAACTATTTACCCACTTAAGGAACAAGAAGATGAAGCACGTAACAAACGACGTATGGGGCTTGGAGTCACAGGACTTGCTAACGCAGGAGAACTCCTTGGATACCCGTACGGCTCAAGTTCTTTCCTTGATTGGATGGGTGCCGTGTTCAAGACGCTTAGAGACGAGACCTACCGTACTTCGGCAGGATTGGCTAAAGAAAAAGGAGCATTTCCACTCTATACTGAACAATACTTAGAAAGTAAATTTATTAATACACTCAGTGAGGACGTTATTGAGTTGATTAAAGAAAACGGTATTCGCAATAGTCACTTGACATCTATCGCACCTACAGGTACTATTAGCTTGTGTGCAGACAATGTATCAGGCGGTATTGAACCAGTCTTTAGTCACTACTATGATCGGACTATTCAAACATTTGATGGTCCAAAGGTTGAGCGAGTAATGGACTATGCTTATTCTCACGGTGTTGAAGGCAAGGGCGCTAACGATATTAGCGTTAACGATCACCTTGAGGTTCTTCTCTTAGCACAAAAGTACGTTGACTCCGCTTGTTCTAAAACTTGTAACGTAGGAGATGATGTATCATATGATGAGTTCAAACAGGTCTATGTTGATGCCTGGAAAGGCGGGGCGAAGGGATGTACAACGTTCAGACTTAGTGGTAAGAGATTCGGTATCCTTAACGAAACCGTGGAAGAAGAAACGAAGGTATCTAGCGAAACTCAGGAAGTGGTTGCAGAAGAGGGAACGGTCGAGGCTTGCTTTATCGACCCGCGAACTGGCCAAAAAGAGTGTTCTTAATGACTGTCTCAGTTAAAGTAAGAAACGATAGATACACTGTTTGTAACTCTTGTCCTAATTTTAACTCAGTAATTAAATCATGTAGTAAATGTAGATGCATAATGAGCGTAAAAACTTGGATGCGAAAAGCAAGATGCCCTGAAAATAGGTGGGAGAAATAAAATGGCTAATCAAATAGTATCTGTCGATCAGATGGATCAAGTAGGTGTTATCTTAGATGCACCTGCTTCGGCGTTAGCGCCAAATTCTTTTAGTGACGCTAGAAACGTTAGGTTTACAGATAGCGCAGTAAGAAAAATTGAAGGCGAAGTTACGCTTAACTCTATACCTGCAGATACTAATCTTGATACTATTTATGGATCATCAGGAAATACGTTAGGTGACGCTCGTTACCTAGCGTATTGGTCCAACCCTAACTTAGGTGAATTAGCGGCATATTATGTATACATTATGGCAGTTAAAAACTCATCAGGTATTCATATTGCAGATAGAATTTATTTGCAAGATGAAGAAGGTAATCGTGCAGATGTCACGCCTACAACTTTAACAAATGCAGATGGCTTTAAAGGGTTTGACCCTGATGGCAAGTGGCAACATACGCTGTTTGCAGGTGGATTTGCTATCATTGTTAATAACGGCATACAAAAACCACATTACATCTTAGACCCCATCAGTAGTATTAATGTTGCTAATGTTGCAGACTTTTCAGAATTGCCTGGATGGGATTCATATTACATTGATCAAACTATTATTTCGCTAGATTACGATATTAGCCAAGGTAACTATTTTGATTTAGGACAAAAGGTAGACTTTGAAAACTTTGAAGTTAAAGTAAGTATTAACAATGTAGACTTCGCAGTAGTATCAGGAACACCTGCAGGTACAGGAACGCCTAACACTGCAAATTTTGTTCCTGGAGATGCACCTGCAGAAAGCGTTTTAGTAATTGCTTCTAACAAGTTTGAAATATACAACAACCCGAATTCTCTTACAACAACAATTGCAATTAAAGATGTATCAGACACTGAGCCTGTAATTATAAAAATAGTATCACGAAATAATGTTAATGTTCGTGCAGGTGTTGTTAGAGCATTTGGTAATTTATTAGTTGCAGGTGACCTAATCGAAGTTGATTCAGTTAGTAATGAAATAGTGCGTAGACTTTCAGGCGTTGTAAGAACGTCTGATGTAGCTGTAACAGGCTCTATCCCTAATAACTGGAATCCATTTGCGGCAGGTGTAAGTACTGCTGATGAATTTACTTTATCAGACACTAACATTGTGCAAGACATGAAATCGATACAAGGTAATCTTTATATCTACACTAACAGTTCTATTCACTCAATGTCACTAACAGGTAACTCGTTAGCTCCAGTTAGATTTAATCTTGTTACAGAAAATTATGGTGCGGCAACAACTGATTCTGTTCTTGAATATGATGGTAAACACTTAGTAGTCGGTAGTAATGATATTTATGTATTTCCTGGACACCCTGGAAATATTGAATCAATAGCATCAGGTCGTATTAGAAATTATTTTTATAATAATTTAAATCCATTACATGAACATGATTTGTTTTGTATTTTAAATAAAGCTAAAGATGAAATATGGATTTGTTATCCTACAATTAAATCGATTAGTGGTGAATGTGACGAAGCTATTATTTGGAATTACAGACGTAATAACTGGACTATACGAGACCTTGATGAAGTAATTAGTGGTGATATTGCACCTATCAGAGGTGGTGGAATTCCGCTTACTACAATCAATATTGCTAGTGGTAACTCAGGTAGCGATGAGTCTTTAAATACAGGAAGACAAGAAGTTCAGACCATGACTATTACTGGTGGAATGGAAGCTTCTCATTCAGGGATTAAGCAAGAGCAAACCTATACTGTTCCTACAATCTCCTCTTTTGGAACAGATCGTCCTGAGTTAATTAAAGTTACTATTACAGGTGATACTGGACCTAACGTAGTTAATGCTGTTAATGATATTACAATAGGATCTACTTCAAGCGCAACAGTATTTACAAGAAGCGCAACTATTGGAGGCGGTTTTCAATTAGATATTGTAACTCAAGACGGTACGACTGCAACAACTACAACTATTTTTGGCTCTGATATATTTACAACTAATGATAATTCAGCTAAAACACAAACACAAGTTGTTGAAGCATTAGTAACGTATATTAATACGGTTATACTTAGCACAAATATTCTAAGCAATTATACTGCTTCTAGCGAAGTAGATGGGTCTGTAACTAAACTAAGATTAACTTCAGATGTTCCTGG